TTGAAGACGTTTGCGCTAGCAACCTAACCGTAAGCCCGTCCGTAGCCGAGACGGCTACCGGAGCCGACACGGTTGCGGCTGAGACTTCCAAGGACGCCGCAGTATCGGAGTCTGCGACGGGCTCTGATGCAGTTGCGGCTGATGCGACGTTTGGTTCTGCGGTTGCTGAGACGGCTACCGGCGCTGATGTTGTCGCGGCGGATCGCACCACCGACGCTGCCGTAGCTGAGACGGCCACTGGTGCAGACACAGTATCTGCTGAGCGCACCACTGATGCCGCTGTTTCGGAGACGGCCACTGGCGCTGATGCGGTAGTCGCTGGCCTGTCTCTTGATTCGTCCGTGAGCGAAACCGCTACAGGCGCGGATTCTGTTAGTTCCGATATTTCGCAGGAAGCCGCAGTTAGCGAGACTGCTTCCGGTGCCGATACCGTAGCAACTAATGCTACGTTCGGAGCGCTCACTAGCGAAACACTGATTGGTGCAGACCTCGTAACGGCTGATGCAGCGTTTGCTCCTGCGGTTAGCGAAACGGCCACTGGCTCCGATAGTGTCGCGGCTGATGCAGCCTTTGCGCCTTCCGTCTCAGAGACCGCCACCGCTGCCGACTCGATAGAGGCTGACAAGTTCAGCGCTTTGGACGCAGTTGTACCCGAAACTGCTACGGGCACTGACACGGTATCCGCCCAAGCCAACCTCAATGCAGCGGTAAGCGAGGCTGCTACTGGGGCCGACGCAGTAGTTGCTGATGTTGAAGTCTATGCGGCTGTAAACGAAACGGCTACGGGCTCCGACGCAGTAGTGGCGGGGCTTTCGCTCGATGCTGCGGTTGCCGAAGCTGCTGCCGGTGCAGACACTGTTGCGGCTGACCTTACGCTTGATGCTGCGGTTGCAGAGACTGCCACTGGCGCGGATGCTGTAGCGGCTGACGTTACGCTGCAAGCGTTCTTGAGCGAGACGCTTCTCCTTGAAGATGTTGCAACGGCTTCTGCCTCGCTGGGCGCTGCGGTTGCAGAGACTGCCACTGGCGCGGACACGGTCGCCGCCGGTATCAGTCTTGATGCTGCGGTCGCGGAAACCGCCACCGGTGCCGACGCTGTAGCGGCCAACGCCACGGTCGATTCTGCGGTCGCGGAAACCGCCACTGGCGCGGACGCTGTAGCGGCAAGCCTTACGCTTGATGCGGCTGTGGCTGAGACGGCTGCGGCTGCTGACACTGTAGCGGCTGAGCGGGTACTTGAGGCTGCGGTATCGGAGACGGCTACCGGTGCAGACAGCGTTAGCACGTTGGTCCCGGTAGACGCAGCCGTATCCGAGACTGCTACCGCAGCCGACACTGTTTCTGCGGCGCGGATAATCGAAGCCTCGGTGTCTGAAGGCGCATTTGCTTCCGATCAGACATCGACGACTGCGAGCCAGAATTCGACTGTTTCTGAAGCGGCTACTGCAACGGTTGTAACTTCCGGCGGTTTGTCGTATCTTGCGCAGGTTAACGAGAGTGCGATTGCCACCGACTCCGCGTTTGCTCGGTTCCTGTGGGAGATCATCGATGACACGCAGACTGCGAACTGGGGCGATGTGACCACTGCGCAGACTGCTAGTTGGCAAGATGTGCCTGCTGGAACTTCCGGAGCGGGCTGGTCTGATGTAATAACAGAATGAGGCTGATATGTCCTTTTTCCTTGCTGATCGCGTAAAAGAAACGACTACAACTAATGGCACCGGCACCATCACGCTTGCTGGTGCTGCTGCTGGGTTTCAGTCTTTTTCTGTTATCGGCAACGCCAATGACACGTACTACTGTATTGCGCACACGACTGCAAGTGAGTGGGAGGTAGGGGTAGGTACCTATACCTCTAGTGGTACTACGCTCAGCAGGAACACGGTGCTCTCGTCTAGTAGTTCTGGCAATAAAGTTAACTTTTCGGCTGGCACTAAGAGCGTGTTTGTTACGTTCCCAGCGCAAATCACCGTGGCGCAGGGCTTGTCCCGTGCTCTTGCCATCAATTGCATTCTTCCGTAAGAGGTCATCATGGCTGCAAATACTCAACCAATTTTTTCCGCTAATGGAGCCACTGACTCCGCCGCATTCAACAACAGCGGCACCGTTGTGGGGCCAAGTGCAAACACTGCACAAGACGGCAGTGGTACGCTAATCAAAATCTTTACTGCTGGCAGTAACGGTTCGTACGTACAAAAGATTCGCTTCCGCCCTGTTGGCTCCCCTGCGGCTACGGTAGCTCGGGTGTTTATCTCAACGTCTACAAGCACTAGCGCAACGAATAGTTGGCTCTACGACGAGATCACATTGCCTGCAACGACTGTGTCTCAGACAGCCGCTACATCGGTATACGAGTTGGCGATGAACTTCGCCCTTGACCCCAACTATTTGCTGTACTTGACCTTTGGTACTTCAACGGGTTCCGCAGGTACTGGCTATTCCGTCGTTGTTATTGCCGGAGATTACTAATGGACATCATTTGGTGGGCTATTGAATTCGCTGACAGCACGTCTGGCTACATGAAGATGAGCAACGGCGCATGCCTTGGCGTGTTTCGCGCTGACGGAACGCCGATTCAGCCGGACGAGAAGGTGGAGTACACCTGCACAAGTATGGACGTCGCCGCGCCTTCTTGGGCCTAAGTCATGCTTGATGTATTTGGCACCCCCTCGCCAATTTCCTGCGACGTACAGCAGTTCACTGCGTCTGGTACGTGGCTAAAGCCTCGCGGTGTTTCGCAGGTATACATTGTGTTGATTGGTGCAGGCGGCGGGGGGAGAGCGTCTAGTACATCTACTGGCGGAGGGGGCGGTGGCTCCGGGGCCATATCTGTGTGGTTCGGCCCCGCCATGGTTACACCTGATTCTTTATCTGTAGCCGTAGGAGTGGGAGGTGCTGCTGGTGTTGCGGGTGGCACTACTTCTATTTCTTCGTTCGTCGGCGGCACGTCTTACACACTGTTGAGCGCTAGCGGCGGCGGTTCAGGCGTGGCATCTGCTACAGGTGCTACGGGCGGTGCAGTGTTTACTGCAAACGCTTTTTGCGCTTCGGGCATTGTGTTTCTTTCTGCTGGCACAAACGGTGGCACTGTGGGCACCGCTTCCGGCAACGCTACCGTTACGCTACCTATTTCGGGCGGCGCTGCTGGGTCTGCCGCAGCAGCTACTGCTGGTGGGTCTGTAACCCCCTTGATGGGGTACCCAACTATTGCTGGGGGTACAGCAGGTGGCACCGTACCCGGCGCAAACGGTTTCACTATTTTCAGTCCGTTTTTCTTAGCGGCAGGCGGTGGTGGCGGCAGCACTAACGACACCATTGGAAGTGCAGGTGGTAGAGGTGGTGTTGGATCTGGCGGTGGGGGCGCAGGTGAAGATGGATCTCCGTCCGGCACTGGCGGCAATGGTTACGCAGTCATTGTGAGTTGGTGATATGTACCCGTTCAACTATCCGACCCCGCAAGGCGCGACTCTAGATATTTTTGATGCGCCTTCTACTACGACTGGCATCAATGTACAAAGTTGGGTCAAGCCGCCCAATGTTGGTATGGTGTGGATTACTGCTATCGGTGCCGGAGGCGGTGGCGGAACGGGTTCTGGGGACGGAACTTTTTTTGGTTACGGCGGCGGTGGTGGGTCTGGCGCTATCGTTAATGTGTTAGTACCCGCATTGTTTGTGCCGCCCGAATTAGAGATTCAAGTGGGGCAAGGTGGGAGCGTAACCACTGACGCGCTGACCGCTCCTAACACCATCATCTCGTACAACGGCACTACTCTTATCCTTGCTGATAGCGCATCAAACGGCGGCAGCGCCACTGGTTCTGGTGCAACGGCTAACGGCTCGGGCGGGGCTGCTGGTTCCTCGGCTTCTTCTAGCGTAGAAGGAGTATTTGCTCCGTTCGCAATACAGCAACTTACTTCTGGGTCTTCTGGCACAACTGGAAGCGCCGCACAGGTTCTCTCCACTACGACTTGGACCGTTGGCGGTTCAAGCGGTTCTTCTTCTAGTTATAACGGCCAGTACGGGTATTCAATAAGTACCACTGACTCCACGGCTGGCACATTAAGCTTCGCTCCAATACAAACTTTTGGGGGGAACCGTCGCTCCTATAGTACTGTTTTAGCGGCAAACACTGCGCGATATCGAGCCCCTAATGGCGCGGGCGGTGGAGGCGGCGGATCACGGCAGGCATCTCCCACATGCCCCGGCCATCAAGGCGGGCATGGCTTAGTCATTATTGTTGCGTGGTGACGTATGCTTGATGTCTTTGACACCCCACAGCCTAGTACAGCTAACGTACAGGTTTTCTATTCCACTGGGGAGTGGGTCAAGCCTCGTGGCGCTAGTGTTGTGCGCTTTATGCTAATCGGCGCAGGAGCAGGCGGCGGGGCTGGTAGTGCTACTGCGGGTGGCGGTGCGGGTGGGTCTGGTGCGGTTACAAGCTGGGTAGGTCTGGCCATCTTTGTGCCTGATGCGGTCCGCATTAACGTAGGTGTTGGTGGGGCTGGTGGGGTTGGTAACGGAGCTTTTGGCGCTGATGGCGGCAGCACCACCGCCATTTATCAGCAAAAGGACGGCACGGGGTATACGTTGCTGACCGCTGCCGGAGGCACTGCTGGAACTACGATTGTTGGTAATGGCGCGGGAGGCGCTGCGTCTACCGGGTCTCCTTTCTCTTCCTCTGGAATCTGGAACTCCGTTGCCGGGCAGAACGGTGCTGGTGGCGGTGGTAGCACAGCGGGAAGTAACATTACTGCTTCCACGACAACCTTCCTAACAGGAGGGGCTGGCGGTTCTGGATTGCTTAGCGGTACTGGCGGGAGCGTAGCCGGACAATACGGCCAAAGTTTGCCGACCACCCCTGCGGGCGGCGCTACTGCTGCACGCAATGGATATTCTTCCGCTGTACCGGGGCAGCTTATCTACAGTCTTGGCGGTGCCGGTGGCGCTACTAGCGAAACTGTAGGCGTCAAAGGTGGCGATGCTGGGTTCGGGTCTGGTGGCGGGGGTTCTGGCGAGGACGGGGCGCTAGGCGGACGAGGCGGTAACGGCCTTGCAATTATTTGGTCTTGGTGAGGGGTAACAAATGACTACTGCATATACATCCCTGCTGGGGTTCGCGCTTCCAGTCGAAGGCGAGCTTGACGGCGCATGGGGCAACGTTGTCAACAACAGCATCACGGAGCTTGTTGAAGACGCCATCGCAGCCACGGCAACGGCTAGTGTCACTTCTGGTGATTGGACGCTGACGACCACTGGGTCGGGCGCTACCAATCAAGCGCGGTGCGCAATCCTTGTACCTACTGGGTCACCCGGCGTGACTCGCAACATCATTGCCCCTAGTAGCAGCAAAGCCTACATCGTAGACAACCAGTCAAATGCGAGCGTGGTCGTCAAAGGATCTGCTACTACTGGCGTCACGCTGTCAACGGGCGTTCGTGCGCTGGTTGCGTGGACTGGCACCGACTTTGTACTTGTTGCTTCTGGTACTAGCGGTAGCAACGTCTCTACGATTAGCTTCGGCTCCACCGGTCTGACTCCTAACTCAGCGACTTCCGGCGCAGTCACTGTTGCCGGTACGTTGGCAGTCGCAAACGGCGGTACGGGCCAAACCTCCTACACGGACGGTCAGTTGTTGATCGGCAACAGCACGGGCAATACGCTTGCTAAAGCCACGCTGACCGCCGGGTCGGGTATCAGTATCACGAACGGTTCTGGCTCCATCACGATTGCCGCTACGGGTGGCGGTGGTGGCAGTGGTACGGTTACCTCCGTCGGCTTAACCATGCCGAGCGGCTTCAGCGTTGGTAGCTCTCCAGTCACCACTTCGGGCACGATTGCCGTCACTACATCGCTCAGTGGTGTGCTCAAGGGTACGGGTTCTGGCTTTGCTGCGGCGGTAGCGGGTACAGATTACGTCACGCCGACCGGGTCGGAGACGCTGACTAACAAGACGCTGACCAACCCCACAATCACCAACTACACCGAGACAACTTTCACTGCCAACACCGGCACCGCGCTTACTCTTGATCTGGCTAACGGCACCATTCAGGTGCTTACGCTTACGGGCAATGCGACGATAACGCTGCCGACTGCCACGGCTGGCAAGAGCTTCTTGGTGCAGCTAAAGACCGGAGCGGGTAGTTTTACGTGTTCGTTCAACGCAGTTAAGTGGCCCGGTGGCACCGCCCCCACGGTGACATCCACTGCTTCGCGTATGGACATCTTCAGCTTCTTCGCCGACGGCACCAACTGGTACGGCACCACTGTTGGCCAGAACTACACGCCGTAAGGAGTAGCCATGTTCGCTGCTGGTAAGGGCGCTATCAACGCTATACCCTCTGCCCCACCCACTACAGAAGTAGGGGGCATTACTTTTTGGGACAACGGGTCCTATTCAATTGTGGTTCCGTCTGGGGTGTACCAGATAACTGCCGTCGCTATCGGTGGCGGTGCTGGCGGCGCCGGTAGCATAGGCCAATCAGGTGGTGATGGCGGTGGCGGTGGCGGTGGCGGTGCCCTATCCTATGTAAACAATCTATCCGTAACTCCCGGCGAAACTTTGACTGTAGTAGTTGGTGCTGGAGGTGCTGGAGGGACAGGGGGAGTCAGTTCTAGAACTGGGGGCTCCCCCGGCGGTGATTCTTATATTCGGCGCAGTGCCACTAATTTGTTGCTTGCTAAAGGCGGTGGCGGGGGCGGACTCAATAGTGGTGGTCAGGGCGGAAGCTCGACTATTGGCGTAGGCGACGTTAGATACTCTGGCGGCGATGGCGGTGCAGGTGAGGATGCTTCCGCTGCTTACGGTGGGGGTGGTGGCGGTGCTGCTGGATATTCTGGCGTAGGTGGTAGCGGGTACGACAACGTCACTAATGATCCGCCCACTGCGGGCTCTGGAGGTGGTGGCGGCGGTAGTTACTACAGTACCGGTACTGCCTATGGCGGCGGTACATTGTTTTATGGAGAAGGTACCGGAGGCGCTGCCGGTACCGGCGTTTCAGCTTCTGGAAGATTGGGATCTTCTTTAGGCGGATCTCTCTCTGGGCCTATAAACCCCGGTCGCTCTGGCGCAGGCGCTAGAGGTAACAACGGCTCTGGAGGTAGCGGTGACTCCGGGAGTGCTGGGGCTTTGCGAATTCTGTGGGGTAATTCTCCTTCGTTCCCAACTACAAATGTGTCTACCAACACTGTTTCGTGCGTAAGTACAGGAGCTAGTTCTTCTTCAACTATAAATATACCGTCTGGTGTGACAACTGGAGATACTGTTGTATTGGTTGATCAAGCTCTTTCTTCCACTTCTACTCCAACCGCTGTTACTCCTTCTGGATTCACTTCTATACTTACTCAGAGCGGGGGCACCTACGGTCGTTACAATATCAGCTACAAAGTAATAACGGATCCAGCAGATGCCGGTACTACTCTTACTGGCATGAATGGGGACACCAACAAGAAGATTATTCTTGTATTTAGAGGTAGTCGTGGGTATTCCAGAACTACTTCAGGTTCAAATGTTTCGTCCGGTGGGTTTAATACTACTGCCACACCTTCTTCAGTTACCGTGTCTGATACATCTGTAGATGGGTACGCAGACGGTATCCCTATTGTGTTTTCCATGTTCTACGGTTCGTCCGGTATTAGCACCGGTACCGACACTACGTTCTCTGGGGCTACTTATGTAGCTGGGCCAGATAATACGTTCTGGGTCGGCTACAAAATCTATAGCCAGAGCACTACCTCGTTCTCTGACACTATTTCTATGACTGATAGAGGCACTAATTCTTTGATATGCGTAAGAATGTTTGGGTATTAAGTCTGAATAAGGATAGTTATGTTGTATTCTAAAAACGGATCTATCCCTAAGCCTGAGACTGACGGCACCGAAGGGTGGATTGAAGTCGAGGAAGCTCCGATTCCCGGCGAAGGTCAAGAGGTTGTGTGGTGGTTCCCGCCCGGATGGGTGGTGCGACCCCCAATGCCGGTAGAGCCGGGATACTTTTTCAAATGGTCGCAGACTCAGGAAGAATGGATGCGGTTCGCTACGCCTGTAGAGCAAGTGCTTCCGGTCATTGAGATTGATACGGAAACCCCGAGCGAGGAAGCGGACTCAATCGGAAGCGCATCAGACACCATCTCTGGAGCCTGACATGGCATGGTCAGACGTACTCAAGGCAGTCATCCCCATCGTGGTGGCCGCACTCGCATGGCTACTTGGTCAAGTGGCGTCCTTCTCTGAGCGTCTGACCAAGATCGAGGGGCAGATGCCCGCGCTCATCACCAAGGAAGGCGTGCCCACCGACAGCCCAATCAGCGCAGAACGCAGGGCGATACTGAAAGAGCAACTGATGACGCACATCAACGACCTTCAGGTCAAGGTCAGGCTGCTTGAGGAACGCGAGCGCATTGCCAAGGGGAACAAGTGATGTTTGAAATCCTGAGTGGTGGCCTACTGGGCAGCATCTTCGGCGGTCTGTTTCGACTTGCCCCTGAAGTCCTGAAGTTCATGGACAAGGGCAATGAGCGCAAGCATGAACTGTCGATGTTCACGCTTCAGACCGACCTTGAGAAGATGCGCGGTCAGTTTAAGATGGAAGAGCGGTACGTTGACTACAGCGTCAACCAACTCGACGCCATCAAGGAAGCCTTCAAGGAGCAGGCCACCACCGCCAAGGAAGCCGGGTGGTTTGTGGCAGCAGTCTCTGCTCTTGTCCGTCCCGGTATTACTTGGGCTCTGTTCTTCATGTACGCAGCGGTGAAGGCTGCGGCCATCTACATGGCATTCAAATCAGGTGGGCATTGGTCTGAGGTGATGACCCGTGTGTGGGACGCCGATGACTTCGCCATGCTCAACATGTGCCTGACATTCTGGTTCGTTGGAAGAAGCATTGAGAAGTACCAGAAGTGACCACGGAAGCCATCCGTATCGCACGGGAGACGCTGTGCAAGCCCTTTGAGGGTTACGCCAAACGCTTGCCAAACGGCGACTGCAAAGCCTACCCCGATCCGGGCACGGGTGGGCATCCTTGGACGATTGGGTGGGGTAGTACAGGGCCGGAAGTCACGCCGGATACGGTTTGGACTGAGCAACAGGCCCAAGAATCCTTGGACAACCACTTGGTGCACTTCGCCGTTGGCGTCATCAAGCTATCGCCAATACTGATCAAACAACCCGCCAGACGCCTTGCCGCCATCATCAGTTTCGCGTATAACTGCGGGCTAGGAAACTACCGCATTTCCACGTTGAAGAAACGTGTAGACGCTCAGGACTGGGCGGGTGCGTGCGAGGAAATCGTCAAGTGGAACAAGGCCGCAGGCCGCGTATTGAGGGGGTTAACCCTTAGACGCGAAGCCGAAGCGGCGCTGCTGAGATAACCATGCCGCTGAAGAAACTCACGCTCAAGCCCGGTGTCAATAAAGAAAACACCCGGTACGCCAACGAAGAAAACGGTTGGTACGAGTGCGACAAAGTCCGTTTTCGCCAAGGCACTCCCGAGAAGATTGGGGGGTGGCAGCGCATTTCCGCCAATACGTTCCTCGGTGTGTGCCGCTCCCTGTGGAATTGGGTCACGCTTGGCGGTCTTAATCTGCTTGGTGTTGGTACCAACCTCAAGTTCTACATCGAACGTGGCGGCACGTACTACGACATTACGCCGATCCGCGACACGGAAACACTGGGCACGGACCCATTTACCGGCGACGGCACCACTACAGTTACTGTAGCGGACACTGCGCATGGCGCTGTGACTGGGGACTTTGTGACCTTCAGCGGCGTTACGGGCACCTACGCATCCGTGCTCAATGCGCAGTTTCAGATCACGGTTGTCAACATCAACTCCTACACGATCACGACATCGTCGATTGTTGCTGCGGGGGCCACGGGCGGCTCGGCGGTATCTGCTGCCTATCAGATTAATGTAGGCCCGGAGTTTGTGGCCCCCCTTGTTGGGTGGGGCGCGGGTACGTGGGGTGCAGGTACGTGGGGTACAGGTGGTACAAGTAACAGCACGTTGCGGTTGTGGAGCCAAGCTAACTTTGGTGAAGACTTAATCTTTGGCCCTCGCGGTGGGGCTATGTACTACTGGGATGCCACGTCTGGTGTAGGCACCCGCGCCGTCGAGTTGTCTACGCTGGCTGGCGCATCCGGTGTGCCTACGGTGCAGAACTTCATCTTTGTGTCCGATATCAATCGGTTTGTGTTCGCATTTGGCTGTAATGACTACGGTAGCGTCGTGCAAGATCCGATGCTCATCCGCTGGTCTGCGCAGGAAAGCGCCGTTAATTGGACCCCTGCGGCTACAAACCAAGCGGGTAGCCTGCGCTTGTCTCATGGGTCGGAGCTTGTTTCCGCCATTCAGACGCGGCAGGAGTTGGTGGTGTTTACCGACTCCGCTCTTTACTCGCTTCAGTACAACGGGTCTGAGCTTGTGTGGGGAGCGCAGCTTCTGGGCGACAACCTATCTATCGTAGGGCAGAACGCCGTGGCTGTAGGCTCGGGCGTGGTGTACTGGATGGGTGTGGACAAGTTCTACGCCTACGATGGCCGCGTGCAAACGCTTCCTTGCGACCTGCGTCGTTACGTGTTCCAAGACTTTAACCAGACGCAAGCGCAACAAGTGTTTGCTGGAACAAACGAAGGCTTCAATGAAGTCTGGTGGTTCTATTGCTCTGCCAATTCCACCACGGTAGATCGGTACGTGGTGTTCAACTATCTTGAAAAAATCTGGTATTACGGCGCGATGGCACGCACTGCGTGGCTAGATTCGGGGCTACAGGACTATCCAATTGCTGCAACGTACGCCAACAATATCGTCCAGCACGAGAACGGGGTCGACGACAACACGACTGGCACTCCGACCGCTATCGAAGCCTACATCGAGTCCTCTGAGTTTGACATCGAGGATGGCCAGAACTTTGGCTTTGTGTGGCGTATGCTGCCTGACGTGACGTTCACTGGATCGACTGCGCAGAATCCGTCTGCCGTTATGACCTTGATCCCGATGAAAGGATCAGGTTCGGGCTTTAACGACCCTCGTTCCGAAGGGGGGTCTGATAGCGCCTCCGTAACCCGGACTGAGACTGTCCCTATTGAAGAATTTACCAACATCGTCTACATCCGGGTGCGTGGGCGGCAGATGATCATGAAGATGGCGTCTACTGGACTGGGGGTTACGTGGCAGTTGGGGCATCCGCGTATTGACGTTCGCATGGATGGTCGCAGATGAGTTTGCTGATCGAAGATGCAGTCGTCATCCCGCCACCTAACCTGCCTCTTGCGCCGGGTCAGTACGACTCGCGTTATCAGGAGCAGTTCAACAATGTCTTGCGTCTGTACTTCAACCGTTTGGACGCACTACTGAGGCAGATCGTGGCAACGACATCTCCCATCCCAATCTCTATTGGCGGCACTAATACTGATGCCTTTGGGCGACTGCGGGTCAGTCAGCCCTACACGCTGTTTGACAGCCAGAACCGCTACGCCGCAGACAATCAGTTTGATGTCTCTACGACCGGCACGGGCACGACATCCTTCCTGTCTAATGAAGCGGCAGTGAAGATGGAGGTCACTGGGGCCGGTGTCGGTTCTGTGCTGCGGCAGTCCTACCGCTCTTTCCCGTATCAGCCCGGTAAGGGTCTGTTGGTGCTCGCCACCTTCGTGATGGACAGCAGCATGAGCCTGAACCTCACGCAGCGGGTGGGCTACTACAACGACCAGAACGGCGTGTTCTTCCAGCGCGTCGACGGAGTTTATTCTTTTGTCCTGCGCTCTTACGTCACAGGCTCTGTCTCTAATGTTCGGACAGTCAATCAGGCAGACTGGAACGGCGACAAACTGGATGGCACCGGGGACTCTGGATACACGCTTGATCCGTCCAAGGCGCAGATTCTGTGGATGGACTTTGAGTGGTTGGGTGTCGGCTCAGTCCGGTGCGGCTTCATCATTGACGGTCAGTACATCGTCTGCCACACGTTTAACAACGCCAACGAGATCACCAACGTCTACATGACCACGGCTATCCTGCCGGTGCGCTATGAGATTGTGACCGCCACATCTGCGGTGGCGGCTTCGATGAAGGCGATTTGTTGCTCGGTGATTTCCGAAGGCGGATTTGAGCAGACCTCCATCGACCATGTGGCGCGACGCACCACAATCTTGGGGACCATCGGCACGACGTTCTTGCCCGTCGTTTCTATCCGGCTTGCGTCTGGACGGACGGGTGCGGTGGTGCTGCCCAACCGGGTTCAAGTGCTGCCCACAACCAGTCAGAACTACGAGGTGGCGCTAATCAAGAACCCCACCCTGACAGCCGCATCATGGACAGCAGTGCCCAGTGACTCTAACGTAGAGTACGACGTGTCGGCTACGGCGACCACAGGCGGCACCATCGTGCAAACAGACTATGTGACCTCTTCTGGCTCAGGTGGGACGCAAGGTCTTAGCGCAGCCACGGGGTACAACTTTGACTTGCAACTGGGCGCAACGATTGCCGGGGTCAGTGACATTTACACCGTTGCTGTCAGAACTGTCTCTGGTGCAACCACGGGTGACGTGGTTGGGTCGCTGTCCTTCTACGACTTGACTCAATAAGATCATGGCGCGACTTCTTACAGAGCAAGAGTTTGAAGACTTGTACAACTACGTCGATCCGTACTACACGGATCCGTACTACCACTATACAAATCCTGTCACCACTGCTCCTCCCGCTCAAACTGCTCCTCCCGCGCAAACTGCTCCGGTAGATTTTTTAAGCCTTCTTGAGGGCATCCCTGACTACTCCAACTTTGGTGATCTTGTAGGTTCGGCTGGTATTGCCAGTCTCCCTGCTGCTACCGTTGCGCCTACTCTCGCGCCTACTCTTGCGCCTACTCTTGCGCCTACTCTTCCCCCTACAACCGTTCCGCCTACGACGGTTCGGCTGACGGCTGCGCCTACTCTCGCGCCTACTCTCGCGCCTACTCTCGCGCCTACTCTTGCGCCTACTCTTCCGCCTACGACGGTTCGGCTGACTACCACCGTTCCGCCTACGACGGTTCGGCTGACTACCACCGTTCCGCCTACTCTTGCGCCTACTCTTCCGCCGACTACTACCTCTGCGCCTACCCCTTCGCCTACGGCTGCTGGACCCACGCTTGAAACCGATTCCGCTGGTAGGCTGTACCTCAAGTATCCGGACGGCGATACGTATGTGCTAGATGCGTCTAGCAATACTTGGATACGCGCAACTTCTCCCCCGCTTACTACTCTTGCGCCTACTCTCGCGCCTACTCTCGCGCCCACTCTTGCGCCTACCCTCGCGCCCACTCTTGCGCCCACTACCGTTCCGCCAACTACGGTTCGGCTGACTACAACCGTCCCGCCGACTACGGTTCGGCTGACTACAACCGTTCCGCCTACCCTTCCGCCTACCCTTCCGCCCACGACGGTTCGGTTGACGGCTGCGCCTACTCTTGCACCTACCGTTCCGCCTACCGCCCCGCCCACGACTCAAGCGGTAGGTATTGCTACGCTTACCACTGCGCCACCTGCAACGACGACTGCACCGGGGTACTCCGATGACTACGTAGCGGACATACTGAAAAATTCGCTAGACGTGGGGATGAGCATGGCCGACGCCGTTCGGTCTGTTGGCTCTAGGTTCCGCGTTACGCCCGCTCAGCTTGCACGTGCTGTGCCTAAGCTCCCTACGACTTACCGTAATTGGCCTAGCGCGCAATGGTCAAGCGTTCCCAACTGGGACCAAAACGCCATCGCAGGGTTGCTGAATCAGACCTTTACTGACCCCAATAGCTACGACCAAGGTGGCGGCTACACCGACAACGTACAAGGCGACACGTACGTCTATAACCCTCGGTTTAACGTAACCGATCAACAGCTTAACCCGCAGGGTATTGGCGGCACGACCGCCACTACATCAGGTGGGGGTGTTGGCACCGGTGGCGCTGGGGCGCAGGGTACGAGCTTCTTGGGCGAAAACAGCGATTTAGGGCGCAATGTCGCTGAAGCCATCTATAACGGCGACCTGAATAGGCTCGCTGGGCTTGGGCTTGCTTCTGGCAATCAAGCTACTCAGATCATGCTTGGAAGCACCGGCATGACGCTGCAAGACGCCAGTGGAATTGCGGACGCTTTATCTAGGGTGCAGGTTAGAGACACCACAGGGGCAATTTCTGCTGCGCAAGCACTTACGCGTAGCGGCGACTTGAGGGTCGCGGGGGCGGCTAACTCTCTTCTCACTGCTCTTGGCACCGGCGATATTGCGGCAATCAACTCCGCAGCAAACGATCTCGCCGGATCGTTTACACCCACCAGCGTAAATAACTTACCGTCGGCTTTCTCCGGCGGTCGCGTTACTGGAGGAGGCTCGCTAGCTGCCGGTACTAACTTCATTACTGGGGCCGGCGGTGCTGAACCTTCTGGCAGGGCAACTGCTTCTGGCATCAGAACGTTGACCGGTGCGTCTACTTCGCCCACCGTGCTTGGAGGTTCGGACCTTAATACTGGAACCACTTCAAGCTCCGATATAGGCGGGCTTGCGTCTCTGACGGGAGGCACCGGTGGGTCGCCTACGGGTACTCAGTCTGGTTCTTTTACCGGCAATACAGTAGTGGGTGGCCTATATGGCGGCACTTCTCCAGCAGCACGGTCTGGCACCAACAGAGCGGCCCTATCGCCCGAAGGCTACGAGCCGTTTGATACTGAAGGGGATATCAGCCAAGTATTGACTGGTTCTGGCGGGGTATCTGGTGGCACCGCAGCTCCCTCCGCTACCGTACCTCCTCCCACGCCGACGCCTACCGGAACACAGCAACTTCTTTCGGGTACTGACCCCCGCACGCTTGGTAAAAACGCTCTCGCCGATGCCAACCTCAAAGCGCAGTTGGCAGCTTCTAGGCAAGCAGCCTTTGATCAGGGGGAAGCTAGCACTTTCTACGATTACGGCATCACCCGTGATGGGTATACGTTTAGGCAGAACCGGGGGTCTTACGATTCTTCGGGCAACTTTGTTGGTAATGGGTATACCGCGTCCAAGTCTGAGACTGGGCCGCAAGGCAAGCCTATCGAGACTACGCTTTCGTACGATGACGACGGCAACATCACCGGCAGTGAGGTTCGTTACTTCACTGGTGGTGACAGCGGGGTTGTATATAGGTTTGATGCAAGTGGCAATGTTGTCGATGCGGACGGCTTTGACTACTCAGAAGGGTGGAAGGGTCCGGTAGGTACTATCTTCTCCATGCTTGCCCCGGCTCTTGGGCCATGGGGTATGGCTGCTAATGCTGTCCTTCAAGCGCACCAAGGAAACTATCTTGCCGCGATAGCATCTGCTGCGGGCGCAGGTGCTGGGTTTGCCGGTGGCGCTACAGCAATTGACCCCATCAGCGGCGCTACGGTTAATACCGGCGTGTTCGCTGGAATCCCAACTGTTACGTTCCAGAACGTTGGCGCACTTGCCAACGCGGCTAACGCAATTCAAAGCGGCGATGCGTTGGGCGGGGCAATCGCTCTTGTCAGCGGTCCTTTTGCCAAGAACTCAATAAACGACATTCTGGGTAACGTAGGACTGAATCAAACCACGGCTGGGCAAACTCTTGCCGCACTCGACTCCGCTCGTAAGGGCAACTGGGGTGCAGTTGTTGGCGCGCTGGGTAATCTTGCCAAGAACCCCAATGTCGAAGTTGCAGGTAACGCTGCGGCCTACCTCGACGTAATCAACAGGCTTCAAAGAGGCGAAGCCACGCTTAACGATCTGATCCGCGCCGGAAACAATCTTGCCTCTGCGGTGTCTCGTCTACCTAGAGGCGGCACGACGGAAACTTCTGGGGGTACCAGCGGCGGTGGGACTTCGCCGACTGCCACTACTGACTCTACGGGCACGGCAGTTTCGAACCTCCCGTCGGTGCCCGATAGGGCAAGCACTGCACCGTTCAAGGCACCTGCGGGAGAATTTCTTGAGCTAAACGATGGCACTGGGCGCTACGTCGATGAGACCGGGCAAGTATTCAACCGTAACGGCTCGTACTACGACGCAGACGGCATACTGAGAGACGAGGTTGGCGGCACGGGCACAGGTACAGGCACAAGTACGGGCAATGTCGGCACTCTCCCTCCGGGTACTACAGGTGCGTTCAAAGCTCCTAACGGCACTATCGTCAATTTGAACGACGGTACTGGACGGTACGTAGATGAGAGGGGAGACATCTACGAAGACGACGGCAGGCCAGCAGGTAACACTAGCACCACAAACGTTACGGTGCGTACTCCCCCTGTCTACTTTGCTGACGGCAGCTTCATGACATGGGACGGCAACGTCTACAACGCAGACGGGACGCTGTACACACCAAACGTAAGCACTGTAGATATCGTAGGCGGTAGAGATACTACGGCTCCTGTAAGCACTTCTCCGCCGCGTGCGACTACTACGCGTCCGCCCACGACTGCGCCTGTACCTACCACCACTCCGCCACCTGTAACGGTTACGGCCAAGAGGGAGACTACACCTCCGCCTACGACCACTGCATCGCCAACCACTACTCAGCCGCCTATAACGGTTACGGCCAAGAGGGAAACTACACCTCCGCCTACGACCACTGCATCGCCAACCACTACTCAGCCGCCTGTAACGGTTACGGCCAAGAGGGAAAC